TCCCCGGTCTGATCCGTGATCACCCGAAGCGCCGCCGTTGAGTCGTCCTCGACGACGTAGCGGGTAAGGATCTCTTCTTCAAGCGCCATCGTGATCCGCCTTCTTGAACCGGCTCATCTCGTCTTCCGCGTCCTCGACGACCGAGAGGCACTCCCGCTGTCGAATCGTGGGCTCATGGTGTGGTAGCAGCCCGCGCCGAAGTTCCAGCGCCGCCCGGTAGTCCTCCCATGCCGCCGCCGGCAGCGCGCGGCCTGGGCAGCGGTAGAGCAGGGCCGGTATCCGCAGGTCGAGCGGCGCGCGCCGCGGCTGGTAGTAGCCGTGTGCTACGCGCTGCGTATCGGTGCAGCTCTCGCAGTCCCAGGTTCCGTCGTTGCGCTCACTGAGGCTCCACCAGACGGCGATCCGGAGGTTTTTTTTTCTGGCGCGGTTGGCATCTGCCTGCCCGCCACCTCGCGTCCAACCCGGTAGACGAACTCGGGCGGGAGCCGGTCCACGACGTCCTGACGGACGGCCTGGTATGTCCGGCCGATGATCCGCAGCTCCTCCTGTAGACCTTCGGGTCCGACGGCCGCTCCGGCCGCGCCCTCCAGTTCCTCGACCCCGAGCCGGAACAACAGCAGGTAGAAGGTCCGGAAGTCAAACGCCGTAGCCCCGTTCTCGGCCTCGCGGCTTGCGCGGTCCAGCGCCCATGTCCAGGGCGTCGTCAGCACCGGCCGGAGCCAGACCGTCAGGCCCGGCTCCTCCGCGAACGTCAGACCGCCGACCCTACTGGAAGTCAATCGAGTACTCGTCATTGAAGACGCTGCTCGCCATCGCGCGACCCGTGAAGCGGTGGATCTGGTCGCCCCGCTCCGCCTCGTTGATGGAAGGGACGTCCGGCACCCACTTGCTGACTGTCACCACGAGCTTCGCGCCGGCCGTGTCGCCCAGCGTGCAGACCAGGGCCATCGAGGTGGCGGCCCGCGCCTTCTCGAGGATCTGGGTCACGGCCTGCCGACCGTAGAGCGCGACCTCGACCCGCACGTCCCGGTCGGTCCCGACCTCGAACCCAGTCGCGTAGGTCTTCCCGCGCTCCATCGTGCGTAGCCTTCCCTGGTTCTGGCTGGTGAGCCGGAACGAGACGAGCTCAATGTCGACCGCGCTGCCGCCGATGGTGAAGCTGTTGCGGGACGCCGGAATCGGCAGGCCCGCGAGCGTCAGGCTGGCGGGCTCGTCGGGGTAGATGTCGTCGGTGGTGTCGTAGGTCTTGGTCAGGTTGGGCGTGACCGTCAGCGTGTCGGTCACGATGGCCGTGATCCGGTGCGACACCTCGGTCGCGTCGGCCGCGTCCCGGAGCTTGACCAGCGACCCAACCTCGAACCGAGCCCCGTGGCCCGAATCGAGGACGAGTTGATCCGTCCCGCTCGTCCCCGACGCGATGCCACCGCGCCCGGTCCGTACGACTCGGGCCGCCGGGCCGCTGAACTCGAAGAACGGCGAGTCGTTGTCGGGAGCGTCGAGCACCATCTGGTCGACGTACGCGCCGACCGCCTGGAGGGATTCGTTGCCGCGGAACGCCCATACCCTGAGCGTCTTGGTCAGCGTCTCGGTCAGCGAGTAATTGTTCGTAGCTGCCACCCCCCCCATGTGGGCCTCGATCAAGTCGCCGACGTCGGGCGCGGTCGACGCATCCACCGGCAGCACCTGCGACCGCAGGCTCCACGGACCAGGCGAGACCTTCCCGGTGTAGTACTCAGATACGGACCGCGTGTTCCGTTGGTCGCCTCGCAGGATCTTGGGGTCGCCGATCTGGATCACGGCGGGCGCCATGTGCCGGATCGCGGCCGTGATGGCCGGGATCGCGGTCGAGACGGCGCCGTAGGTCGATTCGACCTCGACGAACACCTTCTCGTCGATGCCGCGCTGGTAGGTGCTGGGCAGGGCCATGCGCTACCTCCTGATCACGCCGTCTCGTGGAGGCGGCAATCGAACTCCAGATCACACTGCAAGGCGCCTGTCCGCGGCTGGACATAGGTGCTGGCCCGCCACAGGTTGCCGGCAACGAGCTGAACCGTGTTCTCCACCGTCTGGAGCCCGGAGGCCCGGTAGAGCAGGATGTCGCGGATCGCTGCCTCCAGACGCCAGACCCGGCGGAACATGTCCTGAGTGTGGCCCTCCTCCGCTTGGTCGAGGATGCGGATGCGGAGCGAGACCGAGGAGGCGACCACCGCGGCCTCCAGGCTGCGCGCCGTCTGGGCCGTGGCGTAGATCGCGACCGCCGGGAACTGGACCGTATCCTCGTGGCGGCCGTCGTACTCCATGTAGTCGCCGTCCGGAACCATCCCTGGGCGTGGGAGCGGAACAGCGAACCCGTCCGCGTGGGCCTTCGCGACCTCGTCCATCCTGGTCGCGAGCCGCTCCTCGATCGCGAGGCGGGCGCGGCGGATGACGGGCTCGACACCGAGGATGGTCATTCGCGGACCTCGCTGAAGCTCATACTCCGCGCCACCACTTGGTATGCCGCCTCGTCGCTCAGCCGCGGCAGGCCGTTGGCGGCGCGCATGGTGTTGAGGCAGCGGCCGTTCAGGTAGGCGGCGGTCGCGCGCACGAAGTCGGCGCGCTGCTCGTCCGTTTTCTGGATGACGTTCCGTTTCACGAATTCATACGAGCCGCTGAAGGTCGGGCGCCGTCGGTAGCTGAAGAACCCAGCCGGGCGCCGGGTCGGCTTGGCGCGACGCGCCCTCCTGATCTTCTCGGGCCTCAGCGAGCGGTCCTCATCGGGCGTGTCGATCCGGCGCCGAACGCCGTCGAAGGTGTGGATGCCGCCCAGGCGGTTCCGCGCGCCGAACTCCATCACGGTGCCGGTGCCGGCCGCCAAGCGGGCGATGTGGTCGGGCCCGGTTCTACTCAGATCGCGTCGGAGCTTTCCGTTCCAGACGAGGATCGGCTGCCCGCCGACCATCCGCGCCTTGCGCTCCGCGTAGCGCCTGGATAGGGGCCGCCACGCCTCCCCGCCCTCCGCCCCCTCGGAGGCGAACAACTCCCGCTCCTGCCGGCGGTTCAGGCGCGCGAGCTTCGGGAGGAGCACCTCCTCCAGCGCCCCGGGCTCGAACGGGTTCAGCTCCTGGAGCCGCGCTCCGAGCGAACGGACGCGAGACATGTCCTCCAGGCGCTGCCCATTCCAGAGGCGCTCGACCCGCGAGGCCATCAGAACCTCGTCCGGTGCGTAACGTAGGTCGTCAGATCTTCCTCTTCTCCCTGGTCGTCGTCGGTCTGGACCGCCGTATCGCCGCTCCGGGTATGGTTCCAGAGCAGAGACACGCCCCCGCTTTCGTCGAGGTAGGAAAGCAGGTCGGTCTTGCGCTTCTCGGCCTCTTCGGTCAGCGCGCCGACCGAGGCGTTCTGCGTGGACCGCTCGCGTTCGGGGAGCGCGCGGATCAGGTCGGCCGCCGCCAGTAGAGCGTTGATCTTCCGGAGCGCGAGCGCCTCGATGCTCCCGGCCGTCACGGTCGCGGGCGTAATCGCGGTCTGCCCGGCCTGTTTGAGCCACATCGTCAGGTCGTTCGCGCTCAACTCCGCGACGTCGGCCGCGTCCCCGAGCGAGGGGCGGGAGTCGGCCAAGAGCCGGATGCGGGACTCGCGCACCACGTCGTCGAGCCCGCAGTACGCATTGGTGAAGGTGCCGTGAAACTCGGCCATCGGTTATGTCCCCGCGTCGACGCCTGGCCGGACGTAGAACTCGGCCTCGTAGCCCGTGAAGTCCTTCGAGTCGCTGGTCCGCCTCACGACGATGAACCCGGTATAGAAACCGGCCTTGTGCTTCCGGGTCAGCGCCCCCGTCTCAGTCTTCGTCGCGTAGAAGACCCCGACGCCGTTCGCCGCGTCGGTGATCTGGCCGTCCACCGTCAACGTCGTCGTGATCTGCTTGTCCCAGGTGAGCGAGGTCATGGTATCCGGGTCCAGGACCAGCACGAACCGGGCCTTGCTGATCGCGACCGCGGCCTTCGCCTTGTCCTTGACGGTGAACGACAGGACCAGGTTCGTGTTCTGAAAGATGACGTGCTTGCCCACGACCGCCATCAGATCACCACGTCGACCGAGATGACCTGCCCGCCGATCCGGAGCTCGCCTTCAAGGGCGTCGACGTAGAAGTTCTCCGGTGGTCCGAACGGAGAGCCGGTGATGTTCTCGAAGGTCAGGTCGATCCGCTCGACCGCAGCCCAATCGACCGGCCCGCCGGGAAGCGCCGCGTTGGTCGGCCGGTCGAACTCAGGGCTCAGGACCCACGCCCCGTTGGTGTAGCCGATGTTCGCGAAACTCTTGCTGCTCGCTCTCGACAAAGCGGACGAGTAGTAGGTCGTGATCTGCTGAAACGTGTAGCCCCCAACCAGGATGCGGTACCGGTATCGGAGCTTCCCGTGCGTGGTCAGGTCGATGGAGGGCGCGAAGTCACGCCGCAGAATGCCGAAGGGCTGGAACCCTGGTCCGCCCTCGGTCCCGCGCAGCACCCCGCACTGGTCGCCCTCGAACTGGACGCCCGCTCCCTGGAACCCGGCCGGCGAGACCGCCGCCCACCCGTCCCCGATGTTCAGCCCACCATTGGGCAGTAGGATCCATCCGCTCGCGAGCGCGGCGGAGCTACCCCCCGAAGCCGCGCCGGCCGTCTCGTCGCCGATCTGGACCGTCATGCAGCCACCTGGTCGACCGAGACGACGGCCGCAGGCGAATCGTCGGCCACGGTCAACGCGAGCGTCAGGTCAGAGACCGCGCAGGCCGCTTCCTCCTGGCTGGCCTCCACGGTCGCGGCGGCCTCGACCTCCAGTGGCAGTACGACCCGCGCCTCCGTCAGCGTCCCGGTCTGGACGTGGTGCTCGCGGACCGTCTGGTAGCCAGCCTTGCTGATCCGCAGCACGACCGGGCGGCGGTCGACCTTGCTGAGCTTCCCGGCCGTGACGTGGGCGGAGAGCGCCGCTGGCAATGCCGCCCCCGCCACGTTGCAGGTGAACGCGAGGAACTCCCAGAACGTGGCCGCGACCTTCCCGGCCGCATCCGTGACTGCGGAGGCCAGCACGGTGCCGTCGGTCGCGACCGCTTCAACGAGCGCGCCCTGGATCGCGGTCCCGTCCAACGACTCGACGTTGATCGCCTCGAACCCCTGCTCGAATGCGATGACGCCGCCGGTTGAGGTGAGCTGGTGGAACCGGACCACCGGATCAAGCTGGTCGGAGCGGTCCCCGAAGATGGCATCCCGCAGGATCAGCTTCGAGTTGAACGCGCCCGATCCGAGGCCGAGATGGAAGTCGGCGTCTGACACATCCCGGATGATCAGGTCGGTCAGACGAAGCTGTATGCCGGAAACGACTGCCTGGTAGCCGTATTTCTGATCCTCGGCCACGATGCCAGTGAACGTAACGGCGCCCGTCCCCGTCGAGAGCGCCGCGTCGCATGACCGCCAAAAGCTCTGGTCAATGACCGAGAACTGCTCCTGGACATTGAGAGCCGCAGCCGCGCCCAACCCCTTGAACTCCGCGGCCCTGGCCACCGCCGGCAAATCAGGGGTGACGCTCCCGATCTTGTGACCCGTATCCGGCGTCAGCGACGCGCCCTGCCCGACGTAGTTCGCGGCGTCGACTCCGAGCATGCACATGTCCTCGATGAACGAGTCGACAATCTCCAGCGTGTCGCTGTTGAACGAGAGCCGGCCGGCCGCGCCACCGTACCCGAGGCAGTAGATCGACGAGCCGCGCGAGCGTTTGCCATTCGCGGCGTCGTACTGGCCCAGCCTCAGAACGACCGGCCCGCCGTTGCGCGCGATGAAGCCGCCGACGATCATCAGCGTCGTGTCGAGCAGCTCCCACGTCGTCGGCGTCACTGCGTCGCCGATCTCCAGGTACGCGGCCAGACCGTAGTTCGCGGACTTGACCGCGCGGCTCACCAGATCCGGGAAGAGCTTCCAGGCGTTTGCGGGTGACGCGGCGGCGATGGCGTTATAGACGTCGTGCGCCGTCCCTACCGGCCCGGCCCCGTCCCCTCCGGTGCAGACCGCCCGTACGATGCCGCGCTCCCAAAACGCGCGCTTGGCCGTGAAGCTGGCGGCCTGGTCCGTGAACGTCAGGCCCGTCGTCTGGTGGAAGGTCGAGAGCGCCGAGCCCGGCATGTTCGGGACCGTCTCCAGGTAGAGCGGGTTCGGGTTGGCCGATGTCCGGACATAGACCCGATAGGCGGCAGCTCCAGCAACAGTGTCCCAGGAAAGTGCTACCTTCCGGTTCGTCGCATCGAACACGAACGGTCCGATCTCTGCTGCCGGAACGGAATGACGGCGCACTGTTGCGGCCGTGGTCGCGTCCATGGCGATGAGCCGGTACCAGCGCGACTCACCGATAGGCCCAGAGCCCCCGGCCTGGAGCACGCCCGCGAACCCGGTCGGGCTCGCCAGCGTCGTGACCGAGACGGAGGGGGCGGCCACGGGCTACGTGCCGTTAAATGTATGGTTCAGATACACGACCAACGTGTTGGCGGACGTCTTGGTCACCGCGGCGAACGTGAAGTATGCCATCACCGGCTCGCTCGCTCCGGGGCTCGCGTTCGTGATGATGCCGCGCTCCATGCTGGCGACGTTGGCCTCGGTCGTCCCGTACGTGACCTTGTAGGTGCGGGCGTCGACCGCCTTGCCGGTGTTGGCCGCGTCGGTGTCGTTCCGCTTCGGGTAGCCGGTGTCGAACGCCTTCTGGCTGCCGGCCGCGTAGGCGCTGATCGCTGACCGGTTGCTGGTCTTGCCGGGCGCGGCGCCCGCGGTCCCGAGCTCGAGGATGCCGAACACGTTGGTCGGGGTCTCGGCGTCGACCTTCTGGGCGTAGTAGAGGTCGCCGGCATCGGTCACGATGTTGCGGACGACCTGGGCATCGAGGATGTTGCCGGCCAGGTCCCGGAGCAGGATGACGACCGAGCCGACGAGCTGGACGTTGTCGTCGATGGACCGGACCGGAGGATCGGGGCTGGTGATGATCACGTCTCACTCCTCCAGGGGCAGCGAGTAGACCAGCGCGGCCCACTGGCCGGTCGCGTCGAACTGGACGGCGAGGATCACGGCGCACTGCTCGGCGAGGGCGTCGAGGTGGGCGGTCAGGTTGGCGACCACCACCTTCTGGTAGACGTGCTGGACGGTCCGGACGCAGCCGACCTCGACACCGCCCCGGGCGCCGGACGACTGCGCACAGACGAGCATGAGCATTGCACCAAGCCCTACCACGGAGACGAACGGTAGGCGTCTCACCGACGGCCTCCACGCGCAGCCGAGCGAACTGGCTCATGATGCACGGCCTGCGGCGTGGACTCGGCGGCCACCACCGGCACCACCACGAGATACCGGGCCCGTAGGTTGTCGGCCACGAGAGGATCGGAATCCAAGACCTCCGCCTGCTCGCCCTGCTGCCAGGACTTCTCCCCGTATGGACCACCGGCGCCGCTGTTGCGGAACGCCTTCACCGCCTTGACGATCATGGGTTGCTCCTGTTGGGAGGCGCCCCGCCGAGCGCCTCCAGTTCCGAACTCCCCAGCCAGCGGGCCGGTTGCTCCCCTCGCCTACGCCAGGACGTCGTCGATGTGAACGCCCAGGGTGTTGTTGACGATGTTCTCCTGGACCGTCATGCACTCTTCGATGAACTCACCGCGGACGCCTTCCTCCCGCCAGCGGTTGGACTGCATGCCCACCTGGAAGACCTCGTTGTCGACGGCGTGCGTGGCACCGAACAGGCCAACGTCGGCTTGGTTCGGGTTGTCCTCGTAGCGCCACACGATCACGTCATCGGGCCAGAGGTCGGCGACGGAAGACGTGGCGCCCTCCTTCGCGGTCTCCTCCGTGGCGCCGGCGACGTAGAGCCGATCCACGCCGTAGTAGCCGGCCAGGAGTTCTGGCGTGATGTCCGAGTTCTTGGCCTGCATCACGTACTTGATCGCTTCCTTGACGTCGTTGTTGGTGCGGAGCGCGTTCAGGACCGGGTGCGTGATCAGCATCGCGATGTTGCTGAGCTCGCCCCACGCCTTGCGGATCAACTCCTTGGCGGTGTCGACCTCGGTCTTCGTGACGACCGTGATGGTGCCCCAATCGGCCCCGCCCACGATGCGGTGTGCGACGGGGTAGTTCGTGGCCGTCGTCGCGAGCGTCACGGCCCGCTTCTCGCGGCCGAGACGGAGGAGATTCAGCACGTGCCGCGCCGCACGCTCCCTCATGCCGCCCTTGACCACGGCATCCGCGTTCGCGACGATCGCGTCCTCGAGGACGTCATGGAGCGCGTACTCCTTGCACGTGTAGGTCGCCGTGCTGATCGACATCTCGGCCTGCACCGAGCGAGCCTTCCTCGCGCGCAGCGTATCGACCGCCCGCCGGCCCGTGGAAGCATCCCACTTGTAGTAGATGCCGGTTTCCTTCCCGACCGGCACGAACGGGAAAAGCAGGTCTGCCGCACGAGGATGCTCCTTGATCGTGCCGACGGAGAACCTCGTCAGAACCTCGTCCTTCTGGATGTCGCCGCGTTCGATGGACATGTCTCTCTCCTTCGCCTTTCCGCGGCGTTACGGCGCGGTCTCCTCGCCAATGCCGACGACGATCTCGATCGTCTCGCCGTTGGCGGCGGCCGCCTGAAGTGCCTTGCCCACCACGAAGCCGGACGTGGCCCACGTGATGACGCGGCTGCTCGCGTTGACCTCCAACCGATCGCCGACCGTGATAGCGGCGCCGGCGACGGCCTTGGACTTTCCTGCCGTGCGGACCCTCGCCGCCTCCCCCGACGTCGGCTTGTTCTGGAGGATGCCCAGAGGCACGTCCGTGTCGGCGGTGGCTGCGGCGCACGTCTGCTCGGCGCTGATCTTCACGACGTGGTACTGCAGGGCCGACAGATCCGTCGCCGTGTTGAGCGTCAGGTCGTCGTCCCGGAACTGGTTTGCTGCTCCTGCGGCCATTGTCGTGTCTCCCAAAAGAAAAGGCGCCCGCACAGAGGGTGCAGCCCCTGCACGGGCGCCTTGCGCTTCGCGGTGGCCTACCGCGTCACGTTGTCAGGTTGACGTTAGGTGCCGTAACGCTTGTGCTCGTCCTCCTCCAGATACTCGGTATAGAGCTGCTGGTTCCGCTCCCGCGCGAGCCTCATGGCGGTGGTGGTGCTGACCTTCTCCTTCGCCTCGATCTCCCTGGCGAGCGCCAGGTACTGCCCCTTCTTGCTGCCGTCGTCCTCCGGGGCTGTGTCCCGCGAGACGTCGCGGAGGTGAGTCGCGAGATTCACCTTGCGCGGCGCCCTGGCGAGCGCGACCCGAAGGGCGTTCAGATCCCCACGGTAAACCGCATCGGCCTTCAGCCACCCGAGCGCCTTGGCCGGATCCGATCGCTCGTAGCCCTTGATGTCTGCCGGGAGCAGCTTCCCGTCCGCCACCGCATCCTCGACCGCGGCGATCACGTCCCGGCCGAGTTGGCTGTCGTTGAGCGACGCGACGGTCGCGGTGAGCTTGATCATCTCAGCGTTCTGATCGTCCAGCTTCTTGGTGAGCCTGCCGACCTCCGGCTCCTTGGACTCGGCCGCCTTCTTCGCCTCGGCCACGGCGGCCGTCGCCGTCTCCAGCTCCTTCGTCAGCTTGACCACCTGGCCTTCAACATCCTGGAGCTTGGCGAGCTTGGTCTCGCTCTCCGTGACCTTCGCGGCGAGCTTCGTCAGCTCCGCGGCCTTCTTCTCCGCTTCCTCGGCGGTCTTCACCCCGAGGAGTAGCAACAGCTTGTCCATCTCGACCTCCTCGCATACTGGCGGCGCCAGCGCGATGCGCGACGCGTGCGCGTCGCTGGTTTGGCCGCCGTGCTCCGCGAGTCGAATCATCCGGACTCCGGGGGAGGCGGAGAGAGCAATCCTGGCCTGCGATGCCGAGAGCCGCAGCTCCGGCAGGCCGACCAGGAACGGCGTGTTGGTGATGCCCAGCCCTTGCAGGGCTGGGCCGATGTCCTGGCCCTGCTCGTCGTGGTCATGGTCCAGGAACTCCGGCGACACATAGAGGAACTCGCCCTTGCGGATGCGCTCCGCCGTCGCGGCCAGCAGCCTGATCTGCGCGATCGGCACATCGCCGGAGACCGCGAGCCCCTGAATCCAGCCGGCCGCCGGCGCGGAGACTACATCCCGCGGGTGCCCGATCCAGACGGGGATCTTCTGGCCCATGCCCGCGAGGCGCTCCATGTTCGCGGCCCACTTCTTGAACTTCAGGGGCGACAGGCTGAACTCCCCATACTCCTGATGGACGAAGTCCCCGCCGTACGCGATCTGGTGCTCGACCGTCACATCCCCGTTGGCGTGTTCCTGGAGGATGCGCGAGAGCGAAAGCGGCGAGCTGAACGGCCGCGCCGTCTTACGCACCGCGGCCCCGAGCGTCGCGGCGGCCAGCACGTCAGCCTCGGTCGCGCCGGGCTTGGCCGCCCCGATGCTCGCCTGGCAGATCGCAAACGCGCTCTTCTCGTCATGGCCCTGCTCCATGACGTGGGCGACGCAGCGGTCGAGGATTTCGGGCATCATCGGCCCTCGACCACCACGTCGAACGTGAAACTCGGTGTCGTCCCGCCGATGACCCAGAAGAAGGAGACCAAGCCATAACCAGCGTTGCGGAAGACGGCGACCGTCTTCGCAGCCGCGGTGATGCTCGCTGCGCCGCTGATATTGCGTTTGTTGGTTCCCGCTGTCTGGTCCGCGGCCGCAGCGTTCGTCGTCAACTGCTGATCGTATGGCACGTCGAACCAAGTCGTGCCGCCATCGTTCGACGCTTGCGCGAACACGTCGAGCGTCGGGGTGGTACCAGACACCGCGGTGACGTTCAGGAATGCGGCGAACGAGTCGAAACCTGAGACGTTGACTGGAGTGGTTCTGGAGTTTCCACTCGCGGTCCTCGCCGCGGAGGCAACCCCAGTGCTCGGCTTCGCGCTCCCATCGATCAGGTTCTGATTCATGCCGCCTCCTTCAGAATCGGGATCATCACGCCCCTGCAACGATGGCCGCCATCGCAGAAGTTCGGCGGCATTTTCTCGTAGAACATCGGGGAACCGACTGCCAGCTTGAGGCCGTCGAGCCGTTCGCATGTGTCGCAGGTCGCGTCGTCGAGAATCTCAGAGCGGACCACGAAGTCGACGATCTGATCCTGGTCGATCAGCGTGATGGCCTGGCCTTCGGCGAACGCCGACGAGCCCGACATGTCGGCGAGCGCCTTGAAGTACTGCCCGGTGAGCGACGGCAGCTCCGCCTCGACGCGATCCGCCGCATCCTCGGCGGTGAGGCCCTGCGCTTCCGCGTCGCGCAGGTCTTCGAGGAAGGAATTCGCCATCGCGTCGAAGATGCGTTTCACGTCGAGCCGCACGAAGGTCTCGACGCGATCTGCCGCGCGCGCCGTCTGTAGCACTCCTGACTGCAACCGGATGCGCTTCGCCGCCTTGATGTCCAGGGTCTCGGCCTCGCGCTGGATCATCGCGGCGGTCTGATCACGGCCGAACTCCACGACGCGCCGGAGGATGGACTCGAGGCCCTGCGTCAGCTCGTTCGCGAACCGGAGCTTGACCTTGTCGGCGTTCTCTCCGGTGATCTGGCCGCTGCGGATGCGCTCGCCTAGATCGCGGGCGATCTTGGCGCCGACGGCCTGAACTCTGGTCAGGTACTGATTCTTGAACTGCTCCAGCCGGGCATCGATCGACCCGATATCGGCGAACGCCTTCTCGAACTTCATCGGGGTGCGGCGGCCGGCCCGGTCGATTACCACTGCGCCCTCCGGCGCCTCGCGGAAGGCGCGCAGCTCGTCGCGCACTTCGTCCAGGGAGACGCGCGCCAGGCGAGCGAGGCGAGGATCGCCGTCCTCCTCGTCGTCGGGGTCGTCCGCGTCGCTCCGCGCGATCCATCCGAGCCGCTGTCGCAGCTCTGCCTCGTCCGTAGCGCCCCACGTGATCGCTCCGTTCTGCTTGGCTGCGATGACGTGCGGGAGCTGCTTGGTCGGTGCGTCCTTGTCCACGGCCCCGTAGACCATCCTCGGCAGCCGCTTCACCTTCGCGAAGTTCATCTGGACCAATTCCTCGATCACCCCTGGAAACGGCCCGACGCCGCTGTTCTCCATTTCCGCGACGTAGTGGGCAATCGCGCTCGTGATCAACGCCGTCATGCCGGATTGGGACTCCGCCACGGCGCGACTGCCCGTCCCCTGGGTCGCGGCCTCCGTGAACTGCGTCCCCCCGACGCGCGCGATGTCCATGACCTTCTGCCTGAGGATCGGCTCGGCATTGGCGGCGGTGCTCTGCGTCATGAAGCCGAGGCGCGCGCCGTGCGGGACTTTGAAGTAGGAACGCTCCGTGACACCTTGCCGGAAGGATTCGAGGATCTCATCCGCTACGTCCTGCTCCTTCTGGCTGGGCGTGTCCGATCCGTACTCGTACGTCGGAGGCGGCGCGCCCTGGCGCTGATAGTTGATGACCTCCAACTTCTCGACGATCCGCTTGATGGCGAACGGCTTCCACATCGGACGCACGAGCGGCACGCCCTCGTAGACGATGCCACGCACCGACCACGGATAGATCGCCAGGTCCTCCGCACCGATGTCCTGTCGGTACCACCGTCCAGACCCTGCCAGTCTGGCGTATTGCTGGATGCCGACGAACTGATCCAGGTCGGTGAAGTACCAGCGCTCGATGGTCCGGGGCATGAGGTACCGGATGCGCGAGAACACGATCCGATCCCCTACCCGCTCGCGCTCTTTGAGAAACACGGCGAAGCCATACTCCAGGCAGGCCAGAATCTCGTGCTGCCTCTGGAGCCAGGGCGTCTCGGTGTAGAACTCGCGGCCGTACTTCCCGGCGGCCGTCCGGAGGAGGTTCGCGTTGCACAGATCCGCCGCGTCCTGCTCTTCCGGCGTCGGGTCTTCCGGCGCCTCGATCCGAACATTCGCTGTGTAGAGCGGGAGCTTCAGCGTCTGAATTTCCTTCACGACGCTCGGGTCGGTGAGGAGTTCCTCGAGCGCGCGAACACGCCGAGGCCCGCGCAGCTCCGAGAGGTACTCCTCGCGGAACTGGCCCCAATCGATCTCGGCTCCGGATGCCAGCGCCCTCGTCCGGCCGGCGCCGATCGTCGGTTCAGGCGGTGGTGCGAGCGGCAGCCGCGCCCCACTCGGCCCGAACAGGACGACGTCGAGGCCAGCCATCACCACCTCGCCGGCATATCGGATGGGCCACTCTGGGCAACCGCGAGGCCGGCCTCGGCGAGCCTGGAGCTGTCGTTGTTGGCGATCTCCGCGAACGCCAGCACGAGCGCGTCCCAATCGTCGGGGCTCTTCCCCTTGTGGCGCCTGCGGAACTGGTCCTTGTCCTCGACCTGGAAGACTTTCCCGCCGGCGGCGAAGCTGTAGCGCAGGTCCGTCGCCTCGACGGCCAGCGGACCAGACCGGTCGCTCTCGTCGAGGCCGATCGCCCGCTGGCGGAACAACTCGGCGACCTCCATGCCGAACTGGGCCCGGAGGTTCCTGTACAGCGGGTCGCCGTTCTGGTCGGCGCGGGTGGGGGCGGACGCGACGTTCACCGGGATTACCCGATAGCGCCGGTCTTCGATCCGGCTCATGGTGTCGGTCACCCCCCCACCCACCCCGATGTCGTCGACGCGGACCTCCTCCGCGCCGAAGTCACGGGCGATGCGGTCGACCCGGTGCGAGGTCTCGACGATGTCCTTGCCGGGCCAGCGCTGCGCCTCGAGGGCGAACTGGCCATCCCGCGGCCGCACGACGTTCTGGTCCGTACCGCTGCGCGCGACGTCCACGCCGAGCGTCTTGAGCCCGCGCTGCAACGGGGCGCCCTCCAGGTCCTCCGTGCGGCCGTAGGCGTCCTCGATCGCGTCGAGCCCAACGAGCGCGTCGGTGCCGTGGAGTGGGAACAGGCCGAGCACACGAGCGCGCACCAGGGGATGGTCACGTCCCCAGTCGCGGATCATCTCGCGCGCCCACTCGACGTTGACCCGCGGGGCACGGTCGGCGCGATCCGGGTCGCCGGTGATCTCCGCCACCAGGTCGTAGCTCGCCCGCCTCGAGGTGCAGGCGTCGAACAGCGGGCCGGTGAGGTGGGTCGGGTTGCCGCTGATGATCAGCTTCACGTCGTGGCCGGGAGTCGCGTTCGCGAGCACGCTCTCCGCGGCGTTCAGCACTTCGTTCGGGACGCCGCCGGCCTCGTCGATGACGGCCATGCAGTTCGGCGCGTGCAGCCCGGAGAGCGTCTGCCCCTGCTCCTCAGGCGATGCGCTGCGGTTCCAGGTCGCGGCCGCGGCCCACCAGGTGGACGGGTGATCGTTCGCGACCACGCTGGTCTTGCTCCAGGTGAACGCGGCGCGCAGGAACGGCGAGCGCGCCTGCCACTTGGAGAGCTCGGCCCAGAGATTGTCCTGGAGGTTCGTGCCGGTGATGGCGGTAGCCTTGATGCGGGGGTGGACGCGGGTCGCGAGGAACTGCCAGATCAGCCAGGCGAGGAGCGCGGTCTTGCCAGGGTTCGCGCACGCCTTCAGCGCGATGCGGCGCGCCCCGTTGAACGCCTCCAGGATGCGGTCCTGCCAGGGGTCCGGCTCGGCGCGGAGACACTCCCGGACGAACCGCGGCGGGCTCTCGCGCCAACGGCGGATGTTCGCGACGGCCTGCCCGCGGTAGTCAACGGCGACAGCGGCGCTACTCACCGGGCTTCTCCCGCTCGCCGGCGGCCTCGCCCACAAGTTGTTCGAGCGTCACCG